AAGACTTTTAAGCGAGGGGTATAGTTCCAAAGAAATAGGGGAGCAGTTGTATTTAAGTTACCGGACCGTGGAAGTACACCGCTACAATTTGATACGGTTATTCAAGTGCCGCAACATGGCCCAGCTCATAAAAAAGGCCACTGACTATAAAATCATTTAAACCACGAACTATGAAACCCTCGCAAACCGCAATAGATTTCATTACAAGGGAAGAAGGATGCGTACTCCATGCTTATGCAGATTCGGCAGGGGTTATGACGATAGGCATCGGCTCAACGATGTATAAGGACGGCTCTAGGGTCAAAAAAGGCGACACCATTACCAAAGAACAGGCTGTTGAACTGCTTAGCTGGGAAGTAGAGAACAAAAGTAAATCCGTTTCGGCCTTTGTCTTAGGTGTACCCCTCACCCAACACCAGTTTGACGCGCTGGTTTCCTTTGCCTATAACGTGGGCATCGGAGCACTGCAACAATCCACGCTTCTTAAAAAAGTAAAGGCCAACCCTAATGATCCCTCTATTCGGGAAGAATTTGCCCGCTGGAACAAAATAAGAAAAGACGGCAAACTAATTCCTTCGCTGGGCCTTACCAAACGAAGATTAAGGGAATGGCAGCTCTACTCCAAACAAACTAAATCCTTATGAGTTTAAAAACCCAAACCGCTAAACAGTACCGTGCCCGTTACCCTGAAAAGCCAACGCTTGCTTTGGCCCGGATTCTTTATAAGGAAAACCGCCTGCTGTTTAAAGACATAGAAACCGCCCGTTCCGCCCTTCGTTATATAGAGGGAAAAATGGGGGCGCTGAGAAGAAAATCCGTCAAAGGCAGCGAGTTTTTACGCTCCGAGCCCCGCCCTTACAATCCCTATAACCTGCCGGAAAGCTACCAACAGGAGCGCACCCCCTATAAACTGCCCACGGCGTGTAATAACGTGCTTTTGATTTCCGATCTGCACATTCCCTACCATGATATTTCAGCCATTACCATCGCCTTGGACTACGGCAAAAAACATAAGGTCAACACCATTTTTATCAACGGGGATTTGATTGATAACCACCAGGTCAGCCGCTTTGAACGGGACCCTAAAAAACGAAGCGTGAAGCAGGAGTTCGATGCTACTAAAGAGTTTTTGCGGGTGCTGAGAAAAACCTTCCCTCGCGCCGCGATCTACTGGCTCAAAGGCAACCACTGCATTCGGTGGGAAAAGTTCCTTTTGCAAAAGGCCTCAGAAATCTGGGACGATGACTATTTCCATTTGGAGCAACGTCTGCGCCTCTCGGAAGAAAGGGTTACGCTGCTGGATGACAAGACATTGGTTAAGATCGGCAAGCTCTCCGTGACCCACGGCCACCTGATATTTAAAGGGGTCTTTACCCCGGTCAATCCTTCCCGTGGGGCGTTTTTAAGGGCCAAGCAAAGTGTGCTGGTGGGGCATCTGCACAGGGCCTCCCACCACCCGGAAATCACAATGGATGGGGATACAATCTCGTGCTGGTCGGTGGGTTGTTTGGCAGAATTAAAACCCGATTATTCCCCCTTAGTAAGTAACTGCCAGCATGGCTTTGCCCATATCATAGTGGAACCAAACGGGGATTACCAGGTTAAAAATTATCAGATCATCCGGGGAAAAATCTACTAACATGAATATCCTTACAAAAATCGAAGAACTCTATGAAGAGGGAACCCGATCAAAAGAAGAACGAAGAAAACCCTTCCCTGACAGGGGACTACCCAACTTCTTTGACGCACTGGACGGATACACAGATTCGGGAGATGATCCGAAGGAAGGAAAGGGAACTGAAGCTACTGTACCAGGAATCCAGAAGGAGGGTGTATAAATTATGAGCCCAGCAAAGAATACCTATTTAGCTTCTCTTGCGTCGCACTCGTGTACGCCTTGTAATTCTATTGAGCTATGAATTGTATATGCTGTAATAGTGAAGTAAAAGAATTATACCCTGACTGGAAAGATGTTCCGCCCATGTGGAACAGTGCAGCCGCAGGGATTATTGATGCCGGCTACGGGAGCAACCACGACTTAGACAGTTTTTCTTTTCTCATTTGTGATTCGTGTATTTCCGAAAAGCTGAAGGCAGGTGTAATAAAGCTCAATAGCGAACAAAGCCCTGAAGGGAGTGACACAAGTAAAGTTTCATAGTAGTACAACAGCTAAGTACCTAAAAAGGCGAATATTTTAAAGATTCGACTAAACAGGCGAACCTTTAAAACCCAGCCAAAACCGAGTAAAAAGCGGACTGTTTTGGATAAAATGATTACCCAGTGGAAAAACCCTATTTTATGGATACTGAAATCAAAAAAGAAGAAGACCTCATCTTAGGCGATGAACAGGCAGAAGAAATCCTGGTGGACGACCCCTTTGAAGAGTACGACCTGCACGCAGAAATCACCTCCGCCTGCAATGCGCTGGGCGCTATTACGGACATGGACGAAGCCCTGTTTTCCAAAGAAAAGGCTAGAATGATCCGGGTTATCCGCAGAAAGTCACTGGAAATCATTTACGAGAACATCGGCCATATCCATGCCCAGATATTTGAAAGAAAAGAAGAGGAGGAAGAAGAGGAGTAACAATTTTCTTTTTTCATATGCAGTTGGTTAGCCCAGGTGTGTCTACACCGGGCTTTTTTTACCCCCTCAGTTGCGCCCTCACTTACCCCCTCATTTTTTACTGTATCCGGTAGTGTAACCTTTAGTGTAACAAAGAGGTTTAGGGTATAATAAACTGAGCCGGTTTATTATATACTTCTTTGGTTTATCTACTGTTAGGTTTATCCGTAAAAAGGTAACAGAGAAGTTGTATAAGGTCCACTGTAGTGAACATCCCTAAAGGTGAAATGTTTACTGTAATGAACTTAGCTGAAGAATTACTATTAAGCCCCGGTTGCCACGCTCGCTTGTACTGCAACAATTCTATTCGGCATTTTGTAAATTGTAAATCTTGTTGCAAAAATAAATTTTGAACGTGCGTATGTTGTGTGTATATTTGATGTATGTTTGTACCTAATGAGGCGTTTTAATTTTTTCATAGAACAAGAGTGGATAGATCGTATTAGGCGGGATATGAGAAAACATGGTTTTACCAACGTTTCCAGTTTTATTCGGTATATTATAATACAGTTCTTTAAAAATATTGACAGTAGCGATAAGTGAGTTACTTCGTGTCGTCGGTTCGAATCCGATCGTTAGCAATAACGTAGCTCAATTGGTAGAGCAAAAGGCCCGCAAGGGTTATACTTACTTAGATTATCTCTGTCAACATTCTTGCAAGTAGTGAGAAGTGCGTTACTTCAATTGGTATGAAACACACGTACTTCGGTTTTCTCTTGCAAACTTATTAGGATAGCGAAGGTTGAGTTACTTCATCTGCAAATTGAAACAACACTTAGCCTGTTTTTCTTCCTAATGTTTTTGTAAGGGTTGCCATCGTGCAGCCCTTTTTATTTTGTCTTAAAACCAACTCAATATGTCAAGATTCAACACTACAACAACAGGAGCGAAAACGGTCAATTTAGCAGGGGGTGAAGCATACGGCCAAAACCCGGAACTGGAATTGGTTTCTATTCTTTTAACATCCTTTGCCAACGATCAGTTTTACCGATCGGCAAATGATACGTTTGAACGCCTGAAGCAATTGGTTGGACTGTGTAATAAAGAATTCGTGGCAAAGGCGGCGGTTTATGCCCGGACGCAGTTTGGTATGCGGTCTATTACCCATGTTGTAGCCTCTGAACTGGCAAAGCATATCGGCGGCGAAAAATGGGCTAAAGACTTTTATTCCGCTATTGTTTACCGGCCGGATGATATGCTGGAAATCCTTTCCTACCATACACAAAATAATGGCAAGATTCCCAACTCCATCAAGAAGGGGTTTGCCAGGGCATTTGACCGGTTCTCTAAATATGATCTGGCTAAATACCGGGGCGAAAACAAGGGTTTTAAATTGGTAGATGTAGTGAACTTGGTTCACCCCACGCCAACCGAAAACAACCGGGAAGCGATTGATGCGCTGGTAAAGGGAGAGCTGAAATCCTTTGATACATGGGAATCGGAACTGACAAGGGCGGGGCAGGCGGCAGCGAATGAAGAGGAAAGGGCGGAATTTAAAAAAGAGGTTTGGGTAAAGCTGGTACGCGAAAAGAAAATCGGCTATTTCGCCCTGCTTCGGAATTTACGAAATATCATTGAGCAAGCGCCCGAAGTCGTGGCAGAGGCTTTGGAAACCCTCACCAATGAAGCTATTATTAAAAAGTCGCTGGTGCTGCCTTTCCGGTTCTTAACGGCCTTTGAGGAAATCCGGAAGCTAAACGATGGCAAAGTAATTCGGGATGTTCTTATGGCATTAAATAAAGCCGTGGATATTGCCGTTAATAATGTTCCCAAGTTCGATGGTGAAACCCTTGTGGTGTTGGACGTCTCCGGTTCTATGCGCGAAATGGGCAAGGGAACCAAATCGCCTCATATCATCGGGGCTTTATTTTCTGCAGTATTGGTAAAGGCGAACAACTGCGATCTTATGACCTTTGATAACCATGCAAGGTATGTAAACATAAATCCATTTGATTCAACCATTACCATATCGAATTCCATTCCATTTACAGGTGGTGGTACGGATTTTCACTCTATTTTCAGAACCGCTAATAAGAAGTACGACCGGATTATTATTTTATCCGATATGCAGGGATGGATAGGGTATCATTCCCCTTCCCATGTATTCAATGTGTACAAACAAAGCACCGGGGCCAACCCGTTTGTTTATTCCTTTGATTTGAACTCCTACGGCTCCCTGCAATTCCCTGAACAGAACGTTTTTGCAATAGCCGGTTTCAGTGAGAAGGTGTTTGATATCATGAAACTAATGGAAACCGATAAGCGGGCTTTAATCAATGAGATTAAAAAGATTTCATTTAGCTAGCTTCGCCCTTGGTTTTTCATAGGATATTGGACCCTGAAAAAAGACCGCTAACAAAAATAGCTGCTTTTTTATTTAAAAACCCCAACGTTAACAAAAGGCTGAGCCTGTTGCAAATTATTCCTTAAAAAAGAAGCGGCAAACCCTTACGGACAGCCGCTTTTGTCGTAAATTAGAGTTGACTAAAAACCAATTTACGATGAGCAATTTAAACAATTTTCCCCAACGAAAAAGACGTTCGCTGGAAGAGCGGCTTCAAGACCTAAAAGCTAAGATTCAAAGGCGCAAAGAAAGGGAACAAAGAAAAGCGCCGCCTGTGGTCAAAAACATAGAAGACAGAATATTAAACAATATTAAGAGGATTAAAGAAACCGGCTGTTGGGAATGGCAAAGGGCTTTAAATGCAAGTGGATACGGTCAAATCTTTTACAAAGGTAAAAACTGGGTAGCCCATAGGCTTTCTTACCTGCTGTTCAAAGGAGAACTGGATGAAACCCTATTTGTCTGTCATAAGTGCGACAACCGCAAATGCGTAAACCCTGACCATCTTTTTTTAGGAACAGCAAAAGAGAATATGGATGATTGCTTTAGAAAGGGAAGGCATACCAACATATTCACCAAAGGACACACGCCTGTTAACGCCAAATTAGATAAAGACACAGCTGCTAAGATTATCCTTTACATTTGGGATCACCCCCATGAACGGGTTTCAAAAATTGCTGATCGGTTCAATGTCTCCGTCTCGGTTGTTAAAGATATAAAGCGGGGCCGGTCTTATAATAATCTTATAGAGGAAGTAGAACCGATCAGCTGACAAAATCTTTCCAATTTTTTTTAGTGGCCTGAAAGTCAATACTGTAGCTGAAAAAAAATAGTGTGGTGGTCTCGTCGCCTCCACTTTCAAACCCACGCCAGCCGTGGGTTTTCTTATTTTAAAGGGGAAATGGGGCAAACTCTACAGGGGCAGAAAGGGCATATTTTGACAAAAAAGGCTATCTTTCTTTCCAAAATCTTTCCAATAATCTTGACAAAATGGCTACTGCAACCGCGATTCTAAACGAAAAATACAAAAGCAAAGACGGCACGTACCCCATTGTGATTCGCTTAATAGACGGTCGCCGCCAAAAGCTCCACCCCATAAAATACAAGATCCCAAAACACTACTGGCAGGCCGGGCAGGTGAGGGACATCCACCCCGAAGCGGACATTATCAATTCCGTAATCGACGAAGAACTCCTGCGGGCCAAACGCTATTTTAGGGACTGCCGCCTGCAAAATATTCACATTGATTTGGAGCTGGTCTTTCAGGCGGTGAAAAGCCACTCCTTTACCGAATACCTTCGCCACAGGGCTCGCCAACACAAAGAAGCGGGACAGGTGGAAATGCACTTTAAGGCCAACCGCTACCAAAAGGAATTTGTAAAATGTTTTGGCCGGGAGGTGTATTTTTCCGAACTCACCCAGGATGCGCTCCGCACCTTTGACGCCTGGCTGATGCGCGAGGACCCGGAGCAAAAGAAAAAGGCCAATAGCGCCAACACAAGGGCCAAAAAATACGAGTTTTTGGGCAAGTATTACAATAATGCCGTTAGAGAAGGCAAGGCGATGGACCCCAACCCTTTTTACGAGTTTAAAAAGACGGTGAAAACCACGCCCGTAAAAAAACAAAAGCTCACCCGCGAGGAAATCTCCTCAATCGAGAACCTACCCTTAAAGGACGGCAAGGTACGGCTGGCCCGCGACCTGTTCCTCTTTTCCTATTACTGTAAAGGCGCTCGGTTTGAAACCTGCCTACTGATGAAAAAAGACGCCCTTCAGAACGGGCGGCTATACTTTCAAACCAACAAGGGCAAAAAACACCTCTCGGTGGAACTGCACCCCAAACTAAAAGCTATTATCGAGCATTATATTGATAACCCCACCGATACCATCTTTGGCCGGGTTATGTCGGATTTGGGAAATCAGAAGCGAAGCAAAGTAGGCTCTGAAAACTTTATGGTCAACCGGGAATTAAAGGTGGTCGCGCAGTTAGCAGAGGTTCCTATCGCCCTTTCCATGCACCACGCCCGCCATACCCTGGCCTTTCACTTAAAAAAGAACAAGGCCGATATTCACGCCATCAAACAGGCGTTGGGGCACAGTCGCACCCAAACTACAGAGATTTACCTGACCGATTTGGACGATGAGGCGATTGATCCGGTGATGCGTAGTTTGTACCAGTAAGGGTTCCAGCACCTATAAACGCCCATAGCAATTACCAGCAGCAAAAGCAGAAGGCAAGCCTATTTATGGTCTTTTGACTTATTATATTTTCATGGTTCAGAATAGGGTTAGTGAAAGACTAAAAACTACAGAACAACCTTTTTAAAACTGTTGTTATCGTCTGCTAATAAATAGATACTTGCACTTTTAAGGAACTGCGTATCAGTGATCTTATTATCGACCAAATTTTTAAGGTTTTTTAGAGAAGTTGAAAGTATCATACTCTCTGTATTGTAATTATAATTCTGTTCCCCTTCGGTGAAATCTTTACTTAGATATAGAACATGTACACTGATTGTGGAAGGGAGGGCCCCTTCAAAATTGTTATACAGAGATTGTAGGAAATTAAATACGAAGGCATCTAATACAGTAGAGGCCCTCTTCTTTGTATTATACTGGAGCGTATTAAACACCTTAGAATATAATAAACCTGAAAAATACCACCCATTTGCTCCCAGATCATTAGTAAAGTCACTTATAAAACTGCATTCGGTCTGCTTAACCGGGCGGTATTTAACGTTATCGTACAGGTTTTCAAATTTGTCATACTTTGAAGTTATAAAAGAGGCCTTGCTATTTTTTAAGCAATCCTTTATTGTAAGATCAGATTGGGTAAGATCAGACAGGCCTTTTGTAAGGATTGATGTTTCGAACAATAGTTGTAACCTCTGTGCATTAAGCAGTACGTGTTGTATGCCAGGCGCCTTTTTAGATGCTGACGATTTTGTTTGTCCAAAAGATAGGCCTGGAATGAACATTAATAGGAAAATGTATCTCATATAGTGTGATTTTGGGTTTACGTATTATTACTTATATACTTACCGTTTACCTATGTAACAGGTCCGCTTCACGAATTTTAAGGTTGATTAACAAAAACAATATATTTAATAAACAAACGTTTGATATATTCACCTACCCAAACACACCGTTAACCACACGAATTCAACAGTTTACTAAACCTTAAACTAACGATCATCTATGAGTGTGGAAAACTATTTTTTTGCTAAAGCTTTTAGCATTCGTCTTCAAGTAGTACATTTAGTCTCCATTATTAATTTTTAAAGCACGTCCGATTATTATGAACACTATGATCAAAAAGAACTGCGGAGACTGTATCTACGCCCAAGAAAACAAATGCCCGATTGTTTGCCAGCTTTCTCCCTTCTGCCCCAAAGAAGCGGCTAAGCCACTACTGAAGCCGATCAAACGAAATGCGGAAGAATACGGGAAAATCAGAACTTACTTTGAAAACTAACCACGAAACCAGCCCCACGGCTGGTTTTTTATTCATCCTCTTTGGCTGGCATTGTTTTCGATCCAGGTGTACCAGCTGGGGCTAACCCCATACGCCCTTTAATCAATCCTTTCACTTCTTTCTTATCACCTACAATAGTAAGTAAATACTCAATAATCCGGGCATGAATTAAATCTGTTTCTGCATGATCCTTCGCCGTAACAGATAGGTTGTAGATGGTTTGAATCCAGACGTCAGATTCTGCTGATTTTGGCCCTTCCGCTTTCTTCTTTAGCGTGTCAATATTGTCAGCGTGTGTAAATATTGACGATTTAAAATACCCTTCAAATTTGTCTTTTGTTTCTTGCTCCAACACTTCACTTTCAAATAATTGATACAAATTCTGCCGGGACATAGATAAATCTGAAGCAATAGCCGTTTTACTAATCTTTTGATTCTCAATAAAATTTTTAAGGATAGCCCCCTCAGTCATAGTTAAAATGTTAAAGAATTGTTAATGTAAACTTTACATATTGACATTTGTAAACTTTACACTTAGCTTTGATATTAGAAATGCAAGCATAAACATAATCAAAAATGCAAACAATCACTAATAATGCGGCCAACAAGATTAAGGGTAATCAAAGGGTTATCGGTCAACTGATGGCTCTTTTTAATAAAAGCTCCTTCACCATTAACCGATGGATAGAGGATAAGGATATACGCCTGACAACACCTGGAGCCTTGAAGGTTATTCGTGAGGAAACCGGATTAACCGACGAGCAAATCTTGGAAGCGATCCCGGCGGGTAACGCCGCCGCCTGACAGTATAAAGGTAATCTGTGCAAATGCAAATAAAGTATTAACCCAATTATAAAAGATTGATAATGCTACTCAACCGTAAACAGTGTGCTAAGAAGTTAGGCGTATCGGAAAGAACCATTAATCGGTGGACAAAGGATCGCAAGATACCCTACAACAACCTAAACGGCATTATCCGGTTCGATGAAGAAAAGATCGACAACTGGCTTCGAATGAAAGAAGTAAGAATGCGATCCATCGCCTAACATAATTGAAAAAGCGGCTTGTACCGTGGAAAGTTTAAGCCGCTCTTTAAAAATCTTAAATATAATAAGATGAGACCAAAATTAAAGGACAAAACTGACATCACCAAACCTCCATTGCCACCGAACACGAACATGGACCTACTCACCCAAATGGCTGCTGAATACTACCAGCAACCCACTCAAATAGAAATATCTGAAGAGGAGAGACTGCGCAAGCAATGGGAAGATATGGCAAGAAATCTCGATAGCTCCCAACTTAGGGTAGCCAGCCGTAACTATTCCATCTGGTGTGCCCGCCAACGGGAACGTAAAAACCAAACCGCTTAACCCCCAAAACCATTTGAGTTATGAAAATTCAAACTGTTGTCACCAAAAACGAATTAGTAGAACTGGACATTCAACTGCCCTTCTATTGCAAGACCTCTGCTTCGGTTTATTATAAAGTAGTAAGCGAAACAAAAGCCATCCGGGTTACGCATAAATGGGTCGACTGTATAAATACCTGCAACCCTCAGGATAGCCATACTGCCAATGAAATTACTCAGGCCACTGCTTGCAGTGAGCAGGAATACGAAGCCGCCAAAGCGAAGGTATTTGAAAACATTCAGGAGGCCGAAGCAACCGAAGCAGATAGGGAAGAAGATCCCAACATCTACCATGAAACTATAATCGAAGAAAGGTTATTTGATGAATCCTTTCAAAACGAACTATACGAAAGAGAGGAGGGCTTGTCATGAACACACTGCACACACCAGGGCCTTGGGAAGCTCGGTTTACTAATGACCAAATGAGCTATGAGGAGACAACCGTTTGCCAGCTTAAATATCTACAGCATCCAAACGGGTATTGGGTGGTAACATCACCAGTAACCAATCACGGAGATGAGGAGTCCACCGCCCGCTTTATCGCAGCGGCGCCGGAACTCTTGGAAAAGTTGCAATGGATAATCAAGAAACCTTCATTGGCTTTTGATTGCAAATATTGGTACGACAACCCACACAAACAGATTAATGAGACAAGAGAGGAAATGGCTAAACAATGGGAAGATTTATTGGCTGTTGTGGCTAAAGCTACCTGCAAAAAGGAGGGAGCAAAATGAAAACACTGCACACTCCAGGGACCTGGGAAGTATCAGATATTATGCTGAACTACCCCGATCAATCGAAAAGCTATGACGTTAAAGTGGACTCCCAGGTAATTGCCACTGTATACGGTAAGAATCAAGAAGAAGCCAAAGCCAACGCCCGCATTATAGCCACTGCATCTGATATGCTAGACGCTTTGCAAATAATTGCAAGCTGGGATAGAAATGATACCGAGACATTACGCATGAAAGCTTTAGCTCGCGCAATAATTAAAAGAGCCACCGGCGAAAAGGAGGATGAGCAATGAACACACTAACCACCGAAAGCAAGCCCACCTTGATTGAGAAGTTCTTAAAGTTTGAACTCTCCTATAAGCAGATGTGCGTAGGAACGGTGCTGTTCTTTACTCTATTGGTCCTGTTTTATGCCGTCTGTATGCTGTGGGGCATTCACCAGATCGTGAACTATTTCAACGAGACCGCTAAAGCCTCCGGCCCTATCGTAGTGGTGTGGAGTGCTACAAGACTTAAAAAAGTATTCAGAACTAAAACAAAATAAAGCCATGACACATTTTAAAGTGATTTGTATAGCAAAAGAAAACGGACCAGGCATCATCCCTGGCCCCACACCAAAGGTTGGTGAAATCTATACGGTTATAAGAGCAGTAACCGGTTATGACGCCTGGGATTTTCCACAGCCTGCATATGAAATAGCAGAACTGTTCCCTAATGAATGGTGCTATGATCAAAAACTATTCGCTGTGTTATCGGATCTGGATGAAACTAAATTAGCCACCATTCGTAAACAAGATGAAATCTACCACTAATGCCGTACTCCTATCATTTTATCTGTGTTATGATCGACCATTACCAGGATCTGTTGAAAACGGCTGAGTCCCTTAGCCAAAAGCAAATTGCCAACCAGGGATTACACCTGTACCAGATGAAACACCAAGAGTACCTGGACTAAAAACGCTAACCTAAGCACCCATTGTTAAACGACTAAATCACCTTGTTATGAAAATGCTTCTGCTTTCGTGTACCCTTGCCATCCTTCTTTGTTCGTGTGCAACCTACAGATGCCTTCCATCTAAACATTCGAGGGACTATTCGGTGACCGGGGTAAAAACCCTCTACCTGGTGACGTATCAAAAAACCTGGGGCGCCCGTCGTATGCAAAAAACCGTATTGCTGGAGTGTCTGCCACCGGAGCTTTCAGGGTATGTAAACCAAAAGGAGGGCAAATGATATGGGTAATTGTAACGGTGATCGTGCTGTTTATCTGGATGCCGGAGGCCAAGCCCCAAAGGAAAAAGCGATACGTGAGAAGGAACTCCTGTTGCTCTATGTACTTAGTCAAACCGATCCACAAACCCTATTCGGAGCCTACGTCCAGGGAGCCCTTAAAGACGGAAAATTTGAATCCTTAGTAGGGGAACTAAAGGACCAGGCGCGGGATGCACATCAGGGATTAGCAAGGGTGTTGGGTGAAGTAGTGGTAAGGGTTATAAACGAATTATAAAGATAGTGGCCTCAGGGGCCACGGTAGTTTTGGTTGACGCGTCCTGTTTCCACAGGAGGCTTTTAAAAACGAATTAGCTCTTTCTCATAAATGATGGTTTTGGTTTACCGGGTGGGTTTCCACTCACCCGTTTTTTAAACCCTTACCAGTGAAAACGAATTGTTGAAAAACCAAAGGTCACCATCCTTAACCCCCTTGGAAATTATTGGACGTATGAATCATTGATAATAGGAGATGGATTAAAGACGGTTTTTCATAGGGTAAATAGCAACGGGGTAGTTATTCATAGCTGGCCCCTTTCATTAAACAATTAGTTCTTTTCATATAGCATAATGCAATCGTTAGAGACGGCCTGTTGATCGCAGCGGGCCTTTTAAACCGAAGTTCTTTGAATTAAAATAATTGTGTTGATAAACAAAGGCGACCATAGCCAAAGGATAGTAGCCTCAATAAAAGTGAGGGTGGTGGATAATGAAACTCGAATCCTTTATCAACACATAATATTCCGCCCATGCAACACTCTGAGGCCAACCTGAAAAGGGGAACAATGCGGAGTGGCCACCGCCTCTACTTGAAAGTTCAATTATTGAAAACGGTTTTGGTATAGGCTCTTTAATTGAAAGGCAGGGGCGGTTTTAAACTTATTAAATGCGCTTGGTTTAATTCTTAGGCCGAGTCAGGTTTCAACGGGGCTTGTTCTCTACTCGCCCCTCATTTTTAAAAACCAGATCTCTTAACCAACTAAATAAATAAATCATGGTACAGTTGAAACAAATTGCCGAAACCGTAAAAGCCATCGTTGGCCATGAGTACCTGTACTTTGATTCAGCCATACAGGTGAAACTATCTCCGCACTCTCATCCGGTGACTTTGTGGGGTGTATGTGTCTCTCCCTTAGAAAAGGTTTATGTCATGGACAGTGACGAGCAGTGGCACGAGGTAAAGGCCCATAAAAAGACCATCATCGCTTCCCTTTTTCAAAGGGTTCAATTAATCGCTTTACATCAATTAAAAACCGCTTAACCTTTTTAAAATTAAGAATATGGCAATTATTGCATCCAACAACGGCGTAAAAAGGGAACTGATCCCCGCCGGTAATTATGTCGCCCGCTGCTATCAGATGATCCACATCGGGACCATTGAAGAAAATTATGCAGGGGAAACCAAGCTACAAAACAAGGTCCGGATCGGTTGGGAGTTGCCCACCGAACTAAAAGTGTATAGTGAGGAAAAGGGCGAACAGCCCAAAGTGATCGGCAAGGAATACACCCTTTCACTAAACGAAAAATCAAACCTTAGAAAAATGCTGGCTTCCTGGCGGGGCAAGGACTTTACCGAAGAAGAAGCCAAACGCTTTGATATTACCGTTTTGGTGGGCAAACCCTGTATGCTCAACATCATACACAAGCCTTCCCAAAAAGACCCCTCCATAGTCTATGAGGAAATCGGCTCGATTTCTCCCATGCCCAAAGGCTTTGCCTGTCCTGATCCCATCACACCGCCTTTTGTGCTGGACTATGAAAACTTTGACACGACAATGTTTGAGGCCCTGCCCGACTTCATTCGAGATAAGATAAAGAAAAGCCAGGAGTACCAAAACATGATGCACCCAGCCGAATCCACCATTGGCGGCAAAAGCCTTGCAGAAGACTCGGAAGATGATCTGCCCTTTTAATGGAAAAGAAGTTTGTACCCTTTTACCGCCCTGTAGGATTGGACCAAAGGATTCATTTCGGAAAGCACAAAGGAGAAACAATAAAGAGGATTTGTGAAATAGACTGTGCTTGGATTGGCTGGGCCATTGAAAACATTGATCTACAGTTAGACACATGGGCCTTTGAGTATTACAGGCAGTGTTGCGAAACGGAGTTTGAAAACCGATACGGAATTAAAAAACCGGAAATCTCAAAAGGGCAAATGGAAAAAGTAATGGAACGAATTGAGGCGGGAGAAGCAGACATAATGGATAAAGTGCGTGACCATTTTACCCTGACCCAGGAACAGGAAAAATATTTAACCCTATTTATTCAAACTAAACATTTAAGACAGTGACCCCAACACAGTTAAGCCTATCCTTCTCCCTGATCCATAGTGATAAGAGTAAACGGGACGCCTTTGTAACGGACATCCTAAGGGGCATCGATTCAGGGGAAGTAAACCCGCTGGATGCCCACCTATTCCTGAAGTCTTTGGAAGATGTGACCAAGAAAATCTATGCCTCCGATTGGTACAAAGCACAGGTACTCACAGAAGCACAGAAATATTCTGCCAAGTCCTTTGAGTACCGCAATGCCAAAGTAGAGATCAAAGAAATGGGTGGCAACTACAACTACGAGGGCTGCAATGATCCTGAACTGGTGGAACTTCTTAGACAGGAAAAGGAAATCAAAGCCAAGATCAAGGCAAAGGAAGATTTTCTAAAGTCCTTACCTGCGCAGGGACTCCAAACCCTTGACGGTGAGACAGGCGAAATCTACATGATGTACCCCCCGGTTAAGGAAGGATCAAAAACCACTACGGTTATAACACTGAAGTAAGATGAAAGAAGTATTTCTAACTATTAAGGATAAGCGGGTGGTTGAAAAGGTGGATCTGCCCGATGGTAGGTATGCTGCCAAATGGAGCCGCAAGGACAATCGCAGCAACCAGCAGAACCGCTACCTGCATGGGGTGATGCTGCCGGTGATAAAGGAGGCACTGCTGGGCGCTGGCTGGAACATGATTAAGAGTATAGAGGACGCTAAAGACTTTGTAAAAATCAAGTTCTTAAAGTACGATATGGTGAACGAAGAAACCGGCGAAGTCGTGGAGATGTATAGAAATACCAGCGCCCTCACCAAAGCACAGTTTTCAGAGCTGGTGCAGGATGTTCAGATATGGCTATTGGAGTTTTTTAATATCAACCTTCCCTTACCGGGAGAGCAAGCCAGTTTGTTTAACGAAAAAAATAAAGCAGCATGACAAAGCAAGAAGCTATAAAATTAATGGAACAGGACAAAAAGGTAGCCCATAGATTCTTTGAGCCTTACGAGTGGATTACTATGCTGGCAGGAAAAATAGTTACAGAGGAAGGGTATTGTGTATCGGCTAATCAATTCTGGAGCTACAGACAGGATAAGTTTTGGGAAGAAGATTGGTCAATTGTTGAATAGCGATCAGGACGTACAAGTGTGCGACGCAACAAAAGCTTAATAGATACTGAAAAGCTCGGTACCCAAATAAACACACACAAAATAAAATCTTATGGAACGTCTCTTTAACTCCTCTCAACTACTGGAAGCCTTTACCCTGGCTTTAGCAATCGCTCAGAAGTCGGGCACCTTAGTGTCCGTAAACCTCCACCGGGGGGAGTTGGAAATCGAAGTCACCACCCAGAGTGAGCATTCTTCTTTTCGGCTCCTATGGAAGGAAGAATACCAGGTAAGGAACGAAAGTGAACTTAGGATTCTTCGGGAGTTAAAACAGGAACTGGAGAGTGGGCTGGTTTTGAGTGGTGAAAAGGACGCCTCTTTTTTTTCTCCACACTGTTAAGGAATGACAAATTTTTTATAAAAAATTAGAAAAGCAGCATGAAGCACCAGCTCTGTTCTGTAAAAGGTTGCCCCTACTTCGGTCGTTACTGCCGCCTTCCTCACGGATCGGAAAAAGAAGAAGTGGTCGAATCCCTACCCGTCCTTTTAAAGAAGGCAGAGTCGGTTTTTAACCTCTTTATCCGACTTCGGGATAAGGACAAGGGTTGCATCAGTTGCACCGGCAAAGTGGAAGATGCCGGTCATTACCTGGCTGTAGGCTCTTATTCAGGGGTCAGGTTCGATGAAGTAAACGTAAACGGCCAGTGCCACCATAATTGCAATACGGGTAAATACGGCAATCCTAAAGCCTACCGGGAGGGACTGGTAAAACGGATCGGGAAAAAGAAAGTGGAGCAATTGGAGCAGAGAGCCAAACAGACCAAACAGTACAAGTGGACAAGGGGTGAACTGTTGGAAATCATTGAAACGTACACGGTAAAGGTGAAACAGTTTAAAAAACAAAAGCAATCTGTATGACCCTTCCTCTTTCAGAACCGAAGTATTACTTCTTAGAAGGATTTTACTGGCAGGTAACGGAAAACGGACTACTCCAGTTTGATGAAAATTTCTGCAATCCCTGGAAACCGGGAACCAAGATGTACGAGTGGAAAAGAAGGCAGCTATCAGTTATCCGGCCCATTCACCACTCTGAAGGGGAATATGTGCTGGACCTGTTGATTAAGTATTTAGAGGGAATTAGAACAAGTCAAAAAGATAATAAACAATTCATGGAGAATCCTGTACTATGAAAAAGGACGCTTACTATTTTTCTCACGATGCCAATGCTCAAGATGATCCTAAGATGATGGTTCTTATCGATCAATTAGGTATGGAAGGCTACGGTATTTTTTGGGCAATTATTGAAAAACTTAGAAATGAAGCCGAATACCGGCTGCCCTTATCAGTTACTGCATCATTCGCAAGACGTTGGGGAACCAGTAGAGAAAAGGTAGATACGGTAATCCTCAAGTATGGCCTGTTTATCGTAGAGGATGAATATTTCTTCAGTTTAAGGTTACGCAGAAGTATGATAGAAAAGAGCGAAAAAGCAAGAGTATCAGCTAATTATAGGTGGCAAAATGCGAACGCATTGCCATCGCATAGCGAACGCAGTCCGAACGGTATGCGAAACGATGCTATTAAAGTAAAGGAAAGAAAAGGAAAGAAAAGTAATCTAATAGACGATTTGTTTGAGGCCTTTTGGGATAAGTACGCCAATAAGATTGATAAGAACCAAGCACTAAAGGCATGGAGCAAACTAAGCGAATCTGAAAGGCAAAAAGCTATTGACTACATCCCGATCTATTTTTCCAACCTACAAGAGTGGCAATCTAAAAAATATCCGGCAACCTATCTAAATGGTAAAAGTTGGGAGGATGGCGCAGAGATGAAAAACAATTTTATACCTATCAAAAAAATGGTTGACTAATGAACATCAATTGGGCAAAATTCGGAATAGACATTTCAAAGGCTGTAGGCGGTAAAATGGTCTGCCCCAAATGCAGCCCTAACCGTAAAAACAAACGGGACCGTTCTCTGTCCGTTGACCTTAAAACCGGTGCTTACAATTGTCACTACAACGGCTGCGACTTCAGGGGCTACGCCGTGGATGTTCAAAAAGAAAAAAAGCAGTACGTAAAGCCTGTCCCCCGTTTGGAGAAACTATCCAAAAAATCCATTGACTTTTTTGAAGCAAGGGGTATATCCAATAACACGTTACTAAGACTGAATGTTACCGAATCCATAGAACAGATGCCCCAATTTGAAAAGAAAGTGCCTTGCATTTGCTTCAACTATTACCGGTGTGGCGAACTGATAAACATCAAATTCCGGGGGCCGCAAAAGTCATTTAAGATGGCAAGGGAAGCGGAATTGATTTTTTACAACCTCGATGCGGTAATAGGCGAAGAAGAAATTGTAATTGTAGAGGGAGAAATGGACTGCCTCACCCTTCATGAATGTGGCATCTACAACGTGGTCAGTGTGCCCAACGGGGCCAGCATGGGCAACCAAAAACTGGAATATCTGGATAATTGCTGGCAGGTATTTGAACAGGCCAAACGAATTGTGCTGGCCGTGGATAACGATAGTGCCGGTATGGCACTACGGGATGAACTAGCCCGGCGCTTAGGGAAAGACAGATGCTTTACCGTAGCCTACCCTGAAGATTGTAAAGATGTAAACGACGTTTTAGTGAAGCAAGGCAAAGAAGCGGTAAAAGCCGTATTGGACGGCAAGGTGCAGTGGCCCCTGGAAGGCATTCTTACAATGGATGAAATGTACGATACTATTTGCAACTGGTACGAACACGGCTACCCCAAAGGGGCAAGGGCAGGTGTGGAAGGTTTGGACGAACTGTTAACCTTTGTGCCCGGCCAACTCACCACCATAACGGGCATTCCCTCTCACGGTAAGGATGAATTTACCAACTGGATCTTATCGGGACTTGCCAAAAATTGCGGGTGGAAGATTGCCGATTGTGGCTTTGAGGAAGAACCCCCGCAAACCGTAACCAAGCTGATTGAAAAGCTAATCGGAAAATCCTTTGACTTTCGGGTGAACCCTTTGCAACGGGTCTCTATTGAGGAATTTGAACAGGGCGTGTACTTTGTCGATCAACATTTTTATTTCTACAATACCGAAACCATTGAAACCGATATTGATTCCCTTTTGGCTATTGCTGAAAGCCTGGTAAAACGCTACGGCATTAAAGCCCTTCGCCTCAACCCCTGGAACTGGATTGAAGCCAACCGCCCCACAGGGATGAATGAAACGGAATGGGTCAGCGTTGTTTTAAGCAAAGTTATCCGCTTTGCCCGGAAGTTTGGCGTCCATGTGTTTTTGATTGCCCACACCACCAAAATGCAAAAGGACAAGCAAACCAAAAAATACGATGTACCCAACCTTTATGATATTTCCGGCTCAGCACACTTCTACAATAAAACCCACAACGGCATCAGCGTGTACCGGGATGAGGAAACAGTAGACGTGTACGTACAGAAAGTCAAGCAATCCTGGTTAGGGCAAAAGGGCTTTAGTATGTATAAGTACGATACAATGACCCGCCAGTATCAGTTTCTGAATTGTTCTGCCCGTACTGCATCCAAGCTAATTTCGGTAAAAGATATTACGGAACCCAAAAAATCAGCGTAACCATGCACCTAACCGAAGTATATACCGTGGAGTACAGCGTCCTTCAAAACTGCTACCACATAGACACCCTAGATAAAACCCTGCGAAACAACCTAAGTGCCGTGGATAGGGAGTTGAACAACGGCTACTTAATCATCGGCATCTTTAAAAACTATGAAGCTGCCAGTGATTTTGTATCCTGGCACAAGCAAACCAATCTAAATTATCGCAGAATCCAAACAATAGAAAAGCTATGACAATAGAAATCTATTTAAACGGAAAGCTAATCGGGGAGCGGGAGATTCCTTCGTACAACCTTCCCAACTGGAAAGAGGACACTTGGGAGCAGAACTGTGAACGCCGGGAGCGGATCATTCAAAAGGAACTCGAATCAATCAAAGAGGGACTAAAGCCCTTACTTAAAAGCTACCTGTTCAAAGAAACCGTTCATCTGTCCTTTGCCCTTTGCTTTGAATCGAAGATGAACAAGGTGGGTTTTGTAGTACCCGAAGAACTCAAAAAAGCCAGCTAAAATGAAACAAGTAATTCAGGGCGTATGCCCCTCCAAATCGAATTGTTATAGGATAGGAGACAAGGGACTTTTTAAAACCCAAGCCCTAAGTGACTATGAAAAAGCCTTTTACCTACAGTGCAACCACTACCGGAATCGAAACATAACGGGCCTGTTTGAATTGTATTTGGATGTGTACTACCCGGCAAACCGGGCGGATTTGGACAATTCACTCAAAGTGACCATGGATTGCTTGCAGCACGTAGGGGCGATCAAAAACGATCGAAACTGCATAAAAATCGTAGCCCAAAAGTTTGTGAGCCGGTATGAACCACGTATTGAATTTGAGATACGGCCGGTGTAGGATGGGTTCTAAACATAGCCTAAAAAGCTATTATAAACGAAGAAATGAACAAAAATGACCAATCAAATTCAATATGCACTGCTTAATTGGGTAAAAGGTGGCTATGATGTGGTGGTTCCTAACTTTTTCTATGGCTGGAATGAGTGTGACCTATTTAGAATCACGCAGTCGGATTTTGTATTTGAGTATGAAATAAAGGTTAGCCGTAGTGATTTTCTTGCCGACTTTAAAAAGTCCAACCGGCAGGGTAAAAAGCACGATAGCTTAAACACTGGCACCGGCCAATATTGCCCAAATAGGTTTTTTTACGTAGTTCCACAGGGGCTTATAGAAAAGAGGGAAGTGCCAAAGTATGCAGGTCTTATCTACTTCAAAGGGTATTCGTTTGATGTCATAAAGCCAGCCCCGCTACTTCACAGAAATAAAATTGGATTTGAGGTGTACCGGGATATATGCAGAACCCTTTCATCCAGATATCAAGAGCAGCGCAAGCGAATCCGACAAATCAGAAATACGGAATTTGATAAGGAGATAGCGGCTATGAAAAGAGAGGTCGCCAAGTTGGAAACAGCCAGAAGGGAAGCTAATAATGAATCTTTCTTGTTTAAAGCGGCGTCGAGAAAAATGAAAAAGGAATTAGATGCGGTTTTAACAGGCGTTATCAATGAAGAAAAAATTAAAGAGTGCTTCAGCTTCTATTGGCGAATAATGAACCAATACGTCGAAGTGTGTGACGGAAGGGACGCTTCATAGTAGCACCAAAAGCTGAGTACCCAAAATAATAAAACCAACTATATGTTTAAAAAGATAGGAATTAAAATTAAAATTAAAATTAAAATCCTCTTTTATAGGCGGTTAATATCAGAGTGGGAGCATACTATGTTTATTCAGGGCTGCACCTTCTCTGAGTATCAAAAATGGACACGGTTTTATCAGATGAAAATTTACCAACTAAAAACTATCAAATAAGTTAGTTATGACACAGGAAAAGAACATAAAAAATTATATACACCTGTACCCCAAAGTGCCCATTGCTATTTGTGAACCAGGCATTGAACCCGTTGGGCATTATTTAGAAGGCTACGATTGGAATTTAGAACAAGCTATAGCCGAAAGAGTTAAATACCCTATAGAATGGATAAAGCTCATCCTGCGCCCCTTAAGTTCCATAACAGACGATGAGAGAATGGATTGGGAATTAATCGGGTTAAGCTGTCCGAACGCCGATAAATATAAAACAGCCATAATGGAAGCAGAAGCAACCTTATTCCTTCTATCAAAGCACTTTGACGTTTTCGGCTTGATTGACGCTGGATTGGCCTTGGATGCCACCACCTTAAAACAAACTACGTTATGACACCAAAGAAAATACAACCGTTAGATCCCGCCTCCATATTAGAAGGGAATAAACTAATAGCGGACTTTGACGGGAAGAAATGGACGGATGATAAAAACGAATTTATGCGTTCGGATGAAGATTTACTCTTCCCAGAAAGCCTTTATTATCATCTAAGCTGGTATTGGCTTATGCCAGTAGTGGGAAAGATAGAAGACTGCTGGAATCCGTTAAGTGACCGGTGTGTATATGACGAATCCGAAATAAGCCGGTTTGAAATTATAACGACGGGCTGTTGGGTTTATTCTTCGGGCTATAAAAATGGGAAGTATTTAAAGTTTGATGCGTTCTATGATTTAGAGGGGAATGTGGTGACGAAACTACAGGCTGTGTGGCTGGCCGTCGTGGACTTTATAAAATGGTTTAACCAAACAATTAAAAATAATGAGTAAGAAACGAAAGCATAAAACAACGAAAAATACTATACCTAAGCCTCCCATAACACGGCTACGAGTTATCGGGGTTGAATGTAACGGCTATTCTGAGTTAGTTACTGACTTTCCTACCCAGGAGGAATTTGATAAAATTTTTATGGAATGGTTTGACCATCCTGCCACAACAATGTGGTGTGCGGAAAGCCTTATAGCTTATATAAAAAGGAAGCAGCCCAAACGGATTTGCCTTTTGAAAGAAGATTTCGACGCTATAACCAAAGGCAAGTTTATCCCGGCAACTAAAGAAGAATGGGAGGCTGAAAATAACTAACCAGCAAACTCAAAAGAACAATGGATAAGAAAACAACCCCTACCAACGTAGTTACAAAAGCAGAAAGGTTGCAGCAGTTAAAAGACCAAGAGTCTTTTTATAAAGTTCTGGATAAGTATTTTGACGCTGGCTGGCGGGATTTTGTAAAAGAAATTCATCGGAAAAATGATGTGTCCAATATCAGAATGTTCAAGCTATTATCTGCTATAAATGGGAATGATTTTGTTGCTGATCTAATAAAATTAATGGGCAGGCAAAACAAATCAGCCCTTATTAAACTTACTAAAAAGCCGAAAGGAATATTATTAAAAGACAGCCGGTTTAAAAATATTCCAGAGCTAATGGTTAATAAATATCCATCTGGCAGCTACAAGGAAGGAGAAATCTTTATTCAGGTGCATCCTGATAGATGGATAACATTTGTGTATTAACCAACAAAACTTAATCAATGGACACTAAAGCAATCCAACAGTTAGCCGAACAACTGGCTAAAGAACAATTCCCTGATGATAAGTGGGGACGAAAGGTATGGTCTGACGGGTTTGAGGCAGGAGCCGCTGATAAGGGTCTTGTTCTAAAAGACGGGTTAATTGAATACATCTACGATTTTGCATGGCACTATGGCCGCTTATTTCATTTAGGAAGCGCAGAAAAAATAAAACAAGCCATTCAGGAACATTTTCAATTACCGGAGGAATGGTTAGAGGAAGACCCATCTCCGACCTCGCTGGCTGATTGGAGTGTGTTAGCCAAAATCGCACCTCCTGAAAAGTGGGTAGAAATGTACCAGCATTATCAAGAGCTATTGGTGGCAGCAGACACCGCTGCTTTCTGGAAAGAGCAATATGATATAGCCAATGCTGAAAGAAATACCTTAAAGCACCCGGAAGCTACCGTCTCGCAAACTATCCCCGAATTTAAAGCGTTAGAGGCGTGTTTGCTTGGTGCTGAATCTGCAAAGGCTATTATAGACAATTTAACTAATTGGCAGCTATATGATGGTGCAGTTGACTGTTATAACAATTTAGTGGAAGGCATTGAAGCTGCTAAAGCCGCTTTACAAGGTGAAGCTATCTCACGCCCCATAGTAGCTGAAAAAGAGAATTGCGGCAGGGAGTCATGTGTAAATAAAGATTGCGATGAATGTTTTAAAATAGCTAATGAGAATTGGTGGAGGAAAGAACAGTTTGATATAGCTAATGCAGAAGGAAATGTATTAAAGCAACAGGAAGCCACCTCGCAAACAATCCCGAATTCAAACCATTAAATCAATTGTATGAGTAGCGAAAGAAGTCTTACCAAAGAAGTAAAAAACGAAATTATCAAAGAGATGCGTGCCTTTCATGAAGAGACCATGAACCGCCACTCCAAAGGACTCAAACACTATTTCTATCCCAAGGTTCCCTTTATGCGTCCAAACGGGGTGCGTGTCATTGGCATGTTCCGCTCCGAACTTGAAAAACCCGATGAAAATATTTTTATTGAAACCATCAACTTACACTACGAAGCACTCGACAAGCGCCGCACCCTATATCGCCTTAAATACAATCCCCATTTTAAGGAAGAATACGAACACGTAGGCAACGACCGGTACAATGTCCCTTTAGACGATCTGGAAATCATCTGGCAGTTGCAGGAACATTCTCCCAACGATTTGCCCGAACTGCCCCTGCTCTACGACTCTGAAATGATTGCGGATAACAACCTCACCCAAATGACCATCCGCGACCTGGCCGCCATCCTACTCAAAAAACCAGTGAGTTACAAACCCTGGCTCAACGACCTGGTCATGGGCCGGTAACTCCGATTGAGCTTTTGGGGCGACGCTCAGTTCAACGCCTGTGCTACTATAAAACAACACTACCTAACATTTTAAACTAAAAAAATGGTCACTTATGAAAATAGATAACGTAGTATGTAAAATAAGAGTAGGCGACAAGGTAGAAGTAAGGCCGTTATGGGGGCCAAGTTTAGCGGGCAAGGTTGCCACCGTCACAAAGGTAGAACGGTACATCAACTGCGAATCCGGCTTTATGGTCAGCATTGACATATACGACAGGCCATTGGATGCCAACTGGTTCATCCTCTTGCCAAATAGCGAACAAAGCCCTGAAGTGAGTGACACAACAGACGCTTAATAGTAGTACAAAAGCTGATAACCCAAAATCCTTTCCTTATCGAAAAGAAAAACACCACCCCATTTTTTAAAACAACTAAAACTAAAAATTAGACCCCTTATGAGTCAATCCCCCACCCCAGAACAGACTTTAGGCCAGATCCTATCCTGCCAGACCCAAAACGACCCTCAGAAATGGAAGCGTCCCGCCCTATCGGAAGAAAAGAAAATCTTATCGGATGAGGACATAAGAAACTTTATTATCCGGGTAGAAGACTCCTTAGACCTGCCTTTGGGCATCTTAAGCCAGCCGGGAAAGGGAACCGTCAAAGGTCACCAGATACCAGCGGTCAAGCAGGCCGTAATCTACCACTTAACCCAAACCACCAAAGTCAGCCAAAAGACCTTAGCCCCGTTTTTTGCCTTAAACCAGCAAAACATAGGCTATCATGTTCAGGAGGCTAAGAACCACATAAAAACCAATGATGAAATCTTTTCACAGTATTACTTAATCATTCAAAATTTAGCCGTATGAAAGTTTGCAGTAAGTGTAAAGTTGAGAAGGACGAAATAGAGTTTTATAAAAATAAATCTAAATCGGACGGATTGTCGACGTATTGCAAAAAATGTTCTTGTGGTGCATCGAGTGAATTCCGTAAAAAAAATAGTACATACTGGAATAAATATAAAGAAAAGAGAAAGTTGTGGAAGAAGGATAATCCAGATAGCGTTAAGAAATTTAAGAAGACTTATTATAATAAGCATAAGGATAGTATAATAGAAAAAGCAAAATTGAGATATACAAATAACCATGAAGCAAAAAAGTCGATTTTAGCCACTTCCAAAAAATGTAGAGAAGAATTACGTCCATCATATATAGTATGGCTATTAAAACAACAGGGATTTACAAGAGAGCAAATAGATAAAGAGAGCGGACTTATAAATATAAAAAAGGCAATCATTCAAATTAAACGCTTTACAAAAGATAACAGTAGCTTAAGTAGTTAAAATCAATTGTATGGGTAAAGTATGCGGCAAATGTAATACTTATAAAAACGAAGATGATTTTGGTTATAGAGGCAAGTATCTACATAGTTATTGTAATAGTTGCAAAAAGGAATATACAAAAGAATGGAGAGATCAAAACCAAATTAGGATGAAGAAATATAGAGAGGATAATAAGGGTAAGATAAGTAGTAATTACAAAAAATGGGCTGATTCAAATAAACAAAAAAGGGATGAATATATAAGAAATTGGGTTGAGCAAAACTATACAAATGAACATAAATCTTTTTTTAGAAAAAATTGGGTATCCAATCTTAAAGATGGTTATATAAAAATGATATTAAGACAAAAAGGGTTCACTAAAGAACACATAAAACAAAGCCCAGAATTATTAACAATACAAAAAACAATCCTTCAAATTCAACGTTATGCAAAAAACAACAGTAACAAATCTTGAACAATTAGGAACAGACCTATTAAAAGTTTATGGTGAGCTAAGAGATGGATCTATGGAAATTAAAACAGCCGAAGCTTTAGCAAACGTAGCCGGTAAAGTTATAGGTGCAACCAAAGTAATTGCTGATGTACGATCTTATCAAGGTGCATTAGGAGAAATGCCTTTAGTTGATGACAGTAAAGGGCTAAAAGCGGCTTCCTGATTTGCTGAATAGAATTACTGGAAGTACACGGGAGCGTCGCAACGGATGCTCCATTTTTATTCTTCAGCCGGTTACATAATCTTCTTACCCCTTAACACAATTCCAACACAATTCTAAGGGCGCAGTTATTTCCCTACCCCTGTTACTCTGACTACTTTAGTAGGACAAGCCACCAAAAACCACTTCCTACGAACAAACGAACGCCTTCTCATATAGCAAGCAATCGTAACGCCCAGTGTTTTTACACCGGGCATCCTCATTTTAAATCCCCTATATGCTGGTACTAGATGCCCCCATAGCTGCAAAAGACTACGCCCTGATCGGCAAGCTCCACGTCCGCCAGAACCCGGATGAGGCAAGGCAACTCATTGAGGGCTATAGGCAGGAGCAGTCCAGGGCCTTAGACTCAGACCTTCACAATTTGAACTTTTATTTTTTAAGCTATTGTAAACTAAAGGGCTACCTGGCCACCGACTACATAGGCTCGGTAAAAAAACGGGACAAGACCGAAGCTAGAAAACTATTCATCGCTTCGATGATCCGCATCTTCCACCCACAGCTGTTCACCTATGATGTGAACCTAAAGTCCGGCCTATCGGAATCCCTATGCATCGTGCTTCGGTTAGACTCCGGCGAGATGAGTAAAATCTTAGAAGAAGTTACGGCTTATTACAACCACAACTGGCAGGACTTTTCCCAAAGGGTCAACCAGCTGTCCACCCGGCTCATCAGTTTAAAGGACGGTTACCCGTGCAGCTTATTTGAGGAGGAGGCAGCGTAATGGCAGCAGAACAGGGAAATAAGTACGCCGAAACGATTACTAAGGAAGTGGCCTTGGAGTTGGCACAAAAGGCACTGGCGGCTATAAATGACAATTGCTACTTCCTTTCCGAAGTGGCTGAAAAGTGCGAAACCTACCGCACCAAGTTCAATTACGTGCTGGAAAAGTTCAAGGAAGACGAAGAAGTTTTCGACGCGATAAAAAGGATGTATAACAAATGCGAGGCTATTGTGGTCAAAAAAACGGCTAAAGGTGACATCGTACCCTCACTGGGGATCTTCATCTTAAAAGCCTACCACGACCTGATAGAGACCTCCAAATTAAACCAGGAAGTAACCGGCAAGGATGGCAAGGACCTGTTCCGAAACCTATCGGAAGAAGATATTAACGAGCGTATCCAAAAGCTCTTAAACAAATGACCATAAGTGATAAAAGGGAGCTTTTATACCTATTGGAGCAAAAGGCGAAGCTAAGGGCTAAAAAGGATTTGCTGGGGTTTGCCAAGTGGACGATGCCCACCTTTCAGCCCAATTGGTTCCATGAGAAATACTACGAAGTTCTTTCAAAGTTTGCAGAGGGGAACATAAAAAAGCTGATGGTCTTTGTGCCACCGCAACACGGCAAATCGGAAGGGTCTACCCGTAGGCTGCCCGCTTACCTGTTAGGACACGACCCGGACAAGAAGATAGCGGTAGTGAGTTATTCGGCACCCAAAGCCCGCAAATTTAACCGGGAAATTCAACGGGTCATAGATACCCCCGAATACCGGGAAGTGTTCCCGAATACCCGCCTAAACGCTTCTAATGTCATTACAGTGGCAGGAAGCTGGCTTAGAAATTCAGACGAATGTGAGATCGTAGGCAGGCGCGGCGGATTTAAGACGGTGGGAGTATGCGGCCCGCTCACAGGGGAGCCGGTAGATGTCTTGATTATGGACGACATCTACAAGGATGCCAAGACAGCCTGGAGCGAAACGGTCAGGGACAGCATCCAAGATTGGTATGGTACGGTAGCCGACACCCGCCTTCATAACGATAGCCAACAACTTATCGTCTTTACCCGTTGGCACGAAAATGATTTGGCTGGTTATTTACTCAGAAAGGAAGGGAGGATAGAAGAGGGCGGCGATTGGGCAGTATTTGTGTTTCCTGCCCTTAAGATTGGCCCTCCCAATGAGTATGACCCGCGAGAGGAAGGAACTCCCTTGTGGCCGGAGCGCCACGGGCTGGAGAAGCTAATAAGGTCACGGCAAAGGGACAGCCACATTTTCGAATCGCTGTACCAGCAGAATCCAAAGCCAAAAGAGGGGCTTTTGTATAAAGAGTACAAGCTATACAGAACCCTTCCCGTAGAGGCTAAGACGAAAAAGGCGGTCATTGATACCGCTGATATCGGAGAGGATTACCTGTGTTCTATTGTGTATAGCCCTACCCCTCACGGTTACTACTTGTTGGATGTGTACTATACTGCCCAGGGCATGGAAACCACCGAAGACGCTACGGCAAGGCAGTTAACTAAACATGGAGTTGACCGGGTAAAAGTGGAGTCCAATAACGGGGGCCGGGGCTTTGCCCGCAACGTGGAAAAGAAGTGCCGGGAATTGCACAACCGAAAAACCGCCTTTTCGTGGTTCCATCAGACCCACAACAAAGAGGTTCGGATATTCACAAAGGCCGCTGAAGTGCAGAATATGATCTACTACCCCGAAGGGTGGGATTTGATGTGGCCGGAGTTCTATAGTGCCGTGACGGGGTATATGGCGACAGGAAAGAACAAGCACGACGACGCCCCCGATGCCCTGACCATGATCGTGGAAGAAGAAACAATATCTAAACAAC